GTCGTTAAGAACTTAAAGCTATTCGCCGCTTGGCTAAGATACCTAAGTTCTCCATCTCAATTCGAAGACCACCCAAAATTATGCTATAATTTTCCTTTTTTCGAAGAAGGGAAGTTTAAGCCTAGTCTTTTCTTCCGCGGTTCTATATCCGCGAAAGCCTCTAGCAGTCGGAATCTTCTGACTTTTTCTCGTTTTGCGAGAGCTACACCCCCAGGTGGGGATGATGAGGCCGAAAAGGCTGTCCTCGATCACTTCAAAATCTATACTAGTGAATTTCAAGCACCAGACAATATTGTCAAAAGCTTAAATGAATTCATTCGTAATGATTTACACGAAGAACAATTTGAAGGAATAGATGCTGTCGGATTCGAGGCATCTGCTTCTTCTTGCTATGAAAGAGGAATAAAGGAAGGTGGTATGCGCTCAGAAATTAAATCTGTTGCATGGCATAGAAGTGGTGGTAGAAATTTCTCCACCGTTGATCAAGTTGCTACGCGGAAGTCCGCAATAGCAGATGCGATCATTGAAGACTTATGGCCTGATGCCCCTTGTTGGGATATACACAAGTACAAGTTTCCTAGGATTATTAACCCTAGTAACAAGATAATTTGTGTTCCTGATAGAGGTGGCTTTAAAGTCAGAGTTGTTTCTACTTCTTCTGCCAAGATACAGTCTTTGGCACACGTTGTGCGAGGTGTTTTATACCGAACAGTTCTTACTGCAATTCCAACGAAGTGGGCTATTATGCCTGACGGAGTGGAAAAGTGGTTTGATCAGTTACCCTGTGTCAATTGGACTAAGGGTGACTCTGCTAAGTATTATGCACCGTGGGTCATGATGTCATCTGACCTTAAAAGTGCGACTGATTTCCTGCCTTTTAACGTTGTTGAAGGCGCGAACGATACAATGGAATCGATTATGACTCAGCGACAATCTAACAACCCAAATTGGGCTGCTTGGAGAAGTCTATCGGGTCTTCAGAAGTTGGAATATACCAACTATATGAGATCGACATGCATTACTTCGTTCAGAGGAAATCTTATGGGGACTGCACCAAGCTGGTTTCATCTAAATTTGTATAATTATACTTTGTTTAGATTAGCTTGGGCTCTTACAAAGATTGTCTTTTCTGAGCATTGCTTCTATAAGCTGCTTATTCTTCTCAACTCCCAGAGGATTCTCAAGGAGGAGGAAGAATGTAGGATTAGATCTAATGTCAATTTCATGATATATCTTTTTCAAGAAAATTCTAGATCGAGATTATCAAGAACCATAATAGACAAACACTTTAACGAGTTATGTGCTATTATGGGTGACGATTTAGCGGCCATTTGTCCCTTAGTAACCTCTAGGCTATACAAGTATTTACTTGAGCTTACTGGTGGAAAAACCTCTGAAGGTAAGCACTATGTGCAACTTTTCGAGGAGGGATCTTTTCTTCTAATAGGAGAAAAGTTGGCAGTCGTGCAGTCAGGTACTGTCAAGTATCTACATGTTGGATCTCTAAGGGCATTTGCCAATGTGAGATCTTCATATGATACTAAAGACAGAAAGAATGAATGGGCCCAAATTGGAACCATACTGACTACAGCGACCTTAGAAATGGATCCTCATTTGAGATCACCATTACTATCGATGGCTTTTACAACGTCAAGTGACATTAGACTAAGAATGATAAAATATGGTTTGCCCGTTTACTTCCCAGAAGAACTAGGAGGTTTGGGCTGGCCACATCCAAAAGGGTTCGAGTATGCTATACAAAGAACTCCTATGCATGTGATCAGAGCTTACCATGTGATTCGAGGATTCCGTAACAATCCCGTGGAATTTTCCGCGTTATTGTCTAAGTCCCGCTCCTTCTGGAGTAGGTCAGAGGAATCTCAGAATATACTCTGTGATATGATCGACAGAGCTGCCTCTAGGATAAGTCATTTGACTATTTCCCGTGATGAGGATGGTAACCTAACCGAATTATCATTCGAGAAACCTATCGGTCTAGTACCAAATTCTAATAGCGAACTTAAGTCCCAAAGCCTTTTTCAGTTAATAACTGATAAGGCCATGATATGGGCGGACAACTATTATTATACGGTACCCGACAACGTAACTGATAAAACGCCTTTGCTAACTTTAGCTCAAATAGCGCGTAGTTACGTCCGTAGTCGTGAGAAGTTAATATCTCTCAGACACGCGGGGTTTCAGCTTTCAGTCAAGTGGCCAGACACAATTGACTGCATTCGTCAAGATTTACAGTATATTAAAAATGTTCACATTTTAACCGATGTGGACTTTTTGAGAACTGTAGGTCTTCAATAACAGAAGAACAACATGACGGATGGATACCTGGAGCATTGCTCCTAGTATCACATAAGAAAAGGCCTCTGTTAGCCTTTTCCCTCTGAGGGGGTAGGAGAGTGGATAAACCACTCCGAAC